TAGTGGTGTTCCAGTTTGGACAACCACATTTGACGGTGGCACATACTGATAAACTGGAGTAATTATGAATCCTGATGAAGCGAATGCACTCATGCAAGTCATGAGTGCCAAAATTAATCAACTCACACAACAAAATCTAATGTTCGAGTCTAAGATCATGTATCTAAATAAACTCGTACAAGATTTACAACCTAAACCTGAAACATCTGAAGAAGATTCTTACACCACGGAAGAATAATGGCAAAACCAAGTAGTAGATCCACATTAAAAGAATACTGCTTGAGGCAGCTAGGGAAACCTGTCATCGAGATCAATGTTGATGATGATCAAGTTGATGATCTTATGGATGATACTCTTCAGTTATTTACTGAAAGAACTTATAATGGTGCAGAAAGAATGTACCTCAAGTACAAACTTACTGAAGATGATGTTTTAAATGGTGGTAAAGGTGGATCTGGAAGAAATGAAGGATCGACATCAACAGATACAAATGCTGGTGCGGCTGGTACAGCTAGAACTCTTAACTTTGAAGAGGGTAGAGGATATTTAACTCTACCCGATCATGTTCTTGGCGTTGAGGGGATCAAAAAGATCTCTAACTCAATGGTCAATAACATGTTTGGTTTTAGATATCAGTTCTTTCTTAATGATTTTTATAATTTTTATGCATATGATATCCTTAACATGGAGATCACAATGCAATATCTGGAAACATTAGATTTCCTGATTGAAGGTAATAAAGATATCAGATATAATAAAGTACAGAATAGACTGTATTTAGATATTGATTGGGATATGTCCGAAGCAGGTGATTATGTTATCATTGATTGTTATAGAGCATTAGATCCCGATGCATTTACTAAAGTCTATAATGAAATTTTTGTTAAAAAATATCTCACATCTCTAATTAAGAGACAGTGGGGACAGAATCTAATCAAGTTCCAAGGAATTAAGATGCCTGGTGGCGTGGAATTCAATGGTAGACAGATTTATGATGATGCTGTCAGTGAAATTCAGGCATTAGAAGAAAAAATGTCTACAACATACGAATTACCACCACTCGATTTCGTAGGATGATATGGCTAAGAACGTATTTTTCTCACAAGGAACAAGATCAGAACAACTGCTTTATGAAGATCTAATCATTGAGTCGGTGAAGATCTATGGGCAAGATGTTTACTATCTTCCCAGAGAAATGGTAACAACGGATAGACTCTTTAGAGAAGACGTTCTTTCTAAGTTTGATGAGAACTATCTCATCGAAATGTATTTACAAAACTATGATGGGTTCCAGGGTGATGGAACTCTTCTCACCAAGTTTGGTGTTAGGATTGCTGAAGAAGCAACATTTGTAGTTTCGAGACGTAGATGGGAAGATTTGGTACAAGCAAAATCTAATAATTTGGTGTCTTCAGAAAGACCAAATGAAGGTGATGCAATTTACTTCCCACTCACACAACAATTATTCCAAATTAAATTTGTAGAGAACGAAACACCTTTGAGACCTTTGGGTGACGTTCCTATCTACACTATTACATGTGAACTCATGGAGTTTGCAGATGAAAGACTTGAGACTGGTGTTGAAGAAATTGATAAGATTGCAGCAGAGACTGCATACTCTATTACCCATAAGTGGGTTCGTGGTATCAAGTATATCAACGTAATTAATAATGGAACTGGATATGGTGGAAATACTGTAGTAGCTCTTGGTACTGTTCCTGGTGCTATTGCACCGACTACAGTTGTACCTACAATTACAAATACCAGAGTATCTGAAATTAGTATTTCTAATCCAGGTTCTGGATATACTACAACCGCTCCTACAGTAACAATTACTGGAACAGGAACTGGTGCAACTGCTGAAGCAATTCTGTCTGCAGGTGGTACGTTTAAGTTTGGCGAAAAAGTTCACGGAACTAAATTTACCGCTGATATTATTCAAAATGGTGTATCTACAGCTTTTACACTCAATAATAGTTTTACAATTAGGAAAGTTGGAACTGGTTATACCACTGCTCCACTTGTAAAAATTGGTGCTCCTGATGCAGTAGATGCTACGGGAACTGCTACTCTCCAGGGTGGTATCGTAACTGCACTAGAAATTGTGAATAATGGTACTGGTATTGCAAGTGTCTTAAATGATATTCCTGCAACTGGTGGTAGTGGTACTGGATTGAGACTTGACTTCACTGCTAATACGGATGGTGATGTCACAACAGTAGCAATTAATGGAACCAATGATGGTATCAACTATGTTGTTGGTGATGTGGTCACTGTTGCCCTCGCTGGTGTAACAGATCAACCAACATTTAGAGTTACTGCTGTAACTTCAGATGTTAATGCTGCTGCAGTTGTTGCTGCTGGTTCTGGTTATACATCTGCACCAACTGTTACTCTTTCTGCTCCACCAGCCGGTGGTACTCAAGCAACTGCAACAGCAACTATTACAGGTGGTACGGTATCTGCTATTAACATTACAAACAGGGGTCTTGGATATACAGAAGCTCCAACTGTAACTATTACACCTCCAACCAGATCTCAAGCAGCTGCAGTTACTACCATACTTAATGGTGTTGTTACTAATATCAATCTAACTAATAGTGGTGGTGGATATGTAACATCACCTAGAATTATCGTTGCACCTTCTCCAAGTGAACCTTCAGGTAAGGTTGCGAGATATGATGTTACCAATGCAGAACTAGAACTAATTGATATTGTTGGTAAGTTCTCTGACGCTGATACCTTGATTGGTGAAACTAGTGAGGCTGAAACTGTGATAGATAGCTTTAGTTCTATAGAAATTGAAAACTCCACCGCCTCCGAAAATACATACTTCGAGACTCAAGCAGACGGTATCGTTGATTGGACAGAAGGTAATCCATTCGGTGAATTTGGAAATCAGACAGGTAGCTTCTAATGTTAGGTACACATTTTTATCACGAAATTATCAGAAAAACCATTATTGGTTTTGGTACTTTGTTCAACAATGTTGAATTGCAAAGAGTAGACAATGCTGGTAATGTAGTTCAGACTACAAAGGTTCCTTTGAATTACGGACCTAGAGAAAAATTCCTTGCTCGTATTGAAGCAGAACCAGAACTGGATGGTCGTGCAGAAACTCAGATTACTTTACCAAGAATGTCTTTTGAGATGAAAGGTATTCAGTATGATCCTACTAGAAAACTGGGACCTATTCAACTGTGTAGAGCTGAAAAAGAAGGTGATACTAAAAAGAGTTATTCAACTTATACTCCAGTACCATACAATATGGAGTTTGAATTGAATATTCTCAGTAAAAACAATGAAGACTCGGTGCAAATCTTAGAACAGATTCTTCCATATTTTCAACCAGTATTTAATATTACAATCAATCTCGTCTCAAAGATGAGCGAGAAAAAAGATATTCCAATTGTTTTGAACAGTGTTGGTATTCAAGATGATTACGAAGCAGATTTTCTCACTAGAAGAACTCTAATTCATACTTTAAATTTTACAGCTAAATCATACCTATACGGTCCTGTTACAACTGCAGACGTTATCAGAAAAGTCAACGTCGATATCAGTGCCGCGATGGAAACTGGTTCCAGGTATGTCAGATACAGTGCAACACCCGCTGCAAAAACAGATATCAACAGAGATGGAACTTCAATTCCATTCGCTTCATTCAATGTTGCAAGTAACACCATTACTCTCCCTGGTCATGGATTTATCACAGGAGACAAAGTTACTTACAATAAAGACGCAAGTGGTGAAGCTGTCGGTGGTTTAACAGATAAACAAAATTACTTTATCATTAGAATTGACGATAGTAATTTTAGAGTTGCAAAATCTAAGTCTTATGCAAGACAAGGATTTGCAGTTGATATTACATCTCAAGGTACTGGTGGAGATAACAAGTTCTCAGTCATTAATGATGCAGATCATATCTTAGTTGAACCAGATGATGATTTTGGTTTCAATGAATCCTTTACTAATTTCTGATCATGTCTGATCCCTTTGATAAACTGAACGAAGCATTTAACGTAGATGCTGAAGTAGTTCCTGAACCACCAAAAAAAGAAGTAGCTATTAAGAAGACAAAAGAGACTGATGTGGTAGATGACTATGAGTATAGTCGTGCCCAACTTTACAACCTCGTTGAGAAGGGTCAGGAAGCGATTCAGGGTGCGTTAGAAGTTGCTCAGAGTAGCGATCACCCGAGAGCGTATGAAGTCGCTGGTAACCTCATTAAACACGTAGCAGATATTACAGAGAAACTACTAGATAATCAAAAGAAACTCAAAGATATTGAAGAGGAAAAAGTTCAGAAGGGACCATCTACTGTAAATAATGCAGTTTTCTTCGGTTCTACATCAGAATTGCAGAAGATGCTTAAACAGCAATCCTCTGATAAATAGAATTGAAGAAATAACAAGAACGATGAACCTTAGTACTTGGGGTAAATTACAAGCAGAAGTTCAGAGTGATTTTGATCTCTGGATGGAAGCAAAATGTAAGGATGGTGGAAAGGAAAAATATTGTCGTCTCTGCGAGAAGCGTGAGAAGCGTGGAACTTGTGGTTACGGTGGAGCAATGTGGGACAAATATACTGTCAATGATGTAAGTGACAGTGAAAGAGCAGCTGCTGCAGAAGAAGCAGGTATTACATCTAACGGTTCTGAAGGAGGAGGAGAAGGTGGTGGAGAATAATCATCAGGAGAACACTCATGGAATCCAAGAAAAAGCAGTCTCCAGAAAACAACAAAGGTTCATGGGACTTGTTAGAAAAGCTCAGAAAACAGGGGAAGCTTCCTCGCCTGAGGTTGCCAAAGCTGCAACCTCCATGTCCAAATCCGACGTGAAAGATTTTGCAAGTACAAAACATAAAGGACTCCCCGAAAAGAAAAAAGTCGAAGAGGGGAACAAAAGTGGTGATTCTTCTTTGCGTGACTGGTTTAGCAAGAGTCGCTCTTCTGATGGGAAGCCTGGTTGGGTTCAACTCGGTGGTAAATACGCAGGAAAACCCTGTGCAAAACAACCAGGACAAACAACCAAACCAAAGTGTGGATCTTCAAAAATGAAGAGAAACCTAAATAAAGACGAGGAAGAACGTGCATTCCGTCGCAAGAATGCAAAAGATCCAAATCCTAATCGTAAAGGGAAGGCAATTAACGTGAAGACAGAAGAAACAATGCTCGAGAAAAAAGACGCTTGTTATCACAAGGTCAAGTCTCGTTACTCTGTATGGCCATCTGCTTATGCGTCTGGTGCATTAGTTAAGTGTCGTAAAAAAGGTGCAAAGAATTGGGGTAATAAATCAAAGAAAGAAGAATTTGAGGGCAATGTAACCTTCTCTCAATTCCAAGAAAAAGCACAAAAATGCTGGGCATCTCACAAGAAAGTCGGCATGAAGATGAAAGGTGGTAAATTAGTCAACGATTGTCGTCCAAAAAACGAAGAGGTGACTAATGAAGCAAAAAAGTGTTGGAAAGGATACGAGAAGAAGGGTACTCAGAAACTCTTCGGTAAAACATATAATCGCTGTGTGAAAAAAGAAGATGTACAATATGAGAGTGCATGGACAAAAAAGTCTGGCAAAAATCCAGAGGGAGGATTAAATGAAAAAGGCAGGAAGTCGTATGAGCGTGAAAACCCAGGAAGCGATCTTAAGAGACCTTCAAAGAAAGTTGGGAACCCTCGTAGAAAGAGCTTTTGTGCGAGAATGAAAGGGATGAAAAAGAAGTTGACTTCTAAAAAGACTGCTTCAGATCCAGATTCTAGGATCAATAAATCTCTTAGAGCATGGAACTGCTGATAAATAGTCAAAAAAGGAAACTACAATGAACATCAAACCACTTGCTGAAGCACAGGACATTCAAGCTAATCCAAGCACTGGCACCTTGTCGTCGGGTACACTTGCTTGGGTTGTTAATGCTCATACTTCAGTAAACAGAGTAACTGTTGCTGGTGCTGTTGCATCTTCTGTTGTCATTCCACCCAATACTGGAATTATGTTGGAAAAAGAGGCAGGTGCTGTACTTGACGTAGCAACATCTGGTGGTGAAGTGTGGGCAACTGCAGTCGCTTACACAAACTAAATTAAAGACGCTACAAAAAATTTAATGAGGATTTAACTATGACCGATCCTGATCGACAGTTTTCCGATCTCAAGTTAGAGAGGAAAGAATGCGAGAAGTGCGGAGCAACATGGGTTAATGGAGTACACGTTTGGCGTGGAACGGGTAGTTCATCTGACTCTAGTGAACTTGATCTTGCTGGTCTTGTTTGCAACCAAAATGGCAATCATCAGTGCATCAACCCAAAGAAAGGTCAAACTGGTGGACAAACTTGGGAATATCGTGCTGGATATATTGACGGTATGATCAAAGGAAAGTCAGATGCTATGAAAGAATTAAACGATAATTTTGGAGATCTCTAAATACTAGTGGTGAACTAGAATTTTGTTGTGTCTACTAACGATGTATATTTGGGTAACCCGAACCTGAAGAAAGCGGGAACCCCAATACAATTTACACAAGAGCAAATTGAAGAGTGGATCAAATGTAAAAAAGATCCTATTTACTTTGCAATGAACTATATCAAAATCATCTCGCTGGATGAGGGTTTGGTTCCCTTCAGCATGTATGATTTTCAAAAAGAAATTCTGCGTGATTTCCATGAAAACAGGTTCAACATTGCAAAACTTCCTAGACAGACTGGTAAGTCAACTACGGTTGTCGCCTATCTACTATACTATGCTATTTTTTACGATAGCGTTAATATTGGTATCCTTGCAAACAAAGCTTCCACCGCTAGGGAGCTACTAGGTAGGTTACAACTGGCATACGAAAACTTGCCAAAGTGGATGCAACATGGTATTCTTGTATGGAACAAAGGTAATGTTGAACTTGAAAACGGATCAAAGATATTGGCAGCTTCTACATCT